CTCAATCCTGCCCGCCTACGACCTCACCATCGCCATGCAGGCACAAACAAGCTAGGAGAACCCATGTACATCATCGTCAGCCCACGCCTTGGCACACCCGGCGACAAATACGAGCCAGCCGACGGCGTCAACGTGCAAGCCCTGATCGACGGTGGCCTCATATCCACCGACAAACCAAAGAAATCGTCTAAAGTCAAATCAGAACCAGTCGAGGAGAACTAAGCCATGGCAACCAGCGTCTACCTGTCAAACCCAAGCGTCGAGATCAACAGCGTCGATCTCACCGACCAATGCACCGCCGCAAGCATCACCTACCTTGTCGAGCAGCTTGAAAATACCGCGTTTGGCTCAACGGCCCGCACCTACACCGGCGGCCTTGAAAACAACACCGTCACCGTCACCCTGTACCAGTCGTACGCAGCTGCCGAAACCGAAGCGTCGATCTACAGCCTTGTCGGCACCACCACGACGCTCGTGTTGAAGCCATCATCGGCTGCGGTCTCGGCAACCAACCCGTCATACACCATCACGGGCGCATATTTGGAAAGCCACACCCCGATCAACGCATCGCTCGGCGAACTCTCGACGATCGACCTGACGTTCACCGGCGGCTCAATCGCAAAGGCCACCAGCTAACCATGTTTCCGCCAGCCCAACCGGGCGGCGCTGAAAACAAAACAAGCAAGCCCGCATTGGCGGAGCCTTGCCCGACGAAAGGTAACTAATGCAAATCAAGCTGCGCGTCGACCTCAAAAACGGCAAACCAGCCCGCGAACTACGCACCAACATGCTCGCCATCGTGGAATGGGAAAAAACCGAAAACCGACGCACCGCCGACGGCAAAGGCATCGGATACGCCGATCTCTGCTGCTGGGCATACACACTCTGCAAACTCGCGGGCGACAAAGTACCCGGCACCTGGCGAGAATGGGTAGCCGAACACCCCGACATGGAAATCATCACCATCGACGAGCTAGTTGACGACACCCCTACCATCGGGGCACCTGGCGACGTTCCCTCGCCGAGGTCTTAGTTATGACAGGCTTCTGGCCGCCCCAAGTGGAATTCGATCTACGCGACGTCACCACCGTCATGTACGTCATCGAGCAGCAATCAAATGCCCGAAAGCGCCGATCATGAGCATCAAAGTCGTCGGCGTCAAAGACACACTCAAAGACTTACGCAAACTCAACCCCGAAATGCGTAAGCAATTCGCCCGTGACGCAAAACAGATCGCTGCACCAATAACGACCGCCGCCAAAGCGAAATACCCACAAATGCCGCTGTCCGGTATGCGTTACCGCTGGATGCAAAAAGGCCGTCACCTGTTGCCCTGGGATGCTCGACGCGCCCGCAGCGGCGTACAAGTCAAGATCGACGCAGGCCGACGCCGCAACGGTGTAGTGACCATCATCCAAAAAGACCCGGCAGCGTCAATCATCGAATTTGCCAGCAACAACAACAGACTTGGGCGATCACTCAGCACCCTCGCCTGGGGTACACCAGCCCGCGTCATGTGGCCAGCCGCCGATAGTCACCTCAATGACGTCACCCGCGAAATGCGTCAAGCCATCGACAAGGTCGCAGATGACCTGAACAGGAAGCTGATCTACTAATGGCAATTCGCATACCAATCGTCTCTGAATTCTCAGACAAGGGCATCAAGCAAGCCCAATACGAATTCAACAAACTTGACAACAACGTGCAAAAAGCCGGGTACGTGCTTCAACGCGCCATCCTGCCCGCAGTCGCAGCATTCGGCACCCTTACCAGGGTCATCGGGCCTGCCGTACAAGCTGCCAGCAACATGGAAGAAAGCATGTCCAAAGTTGGCGTCATTTTCGGTGCAGGAGCCAAAGAAGTCACCAAATTTGCTGACACCGCCGCCCGCCAACTCGGTCAAAGCAAACAAGCCGTTCTCGACGCCGCAGGCGTCTTTGGCACGTTTGGTAAAGCGGCCGGGCTTGCAGGAACCGACCTTGCCACGTTCAGTAACGACTTCACCGTACTTGCCACCGACCTGGCCAGCTTCAACAACACCACGCCCGAAGAAGCCGTCCAAGCGATCGGCGCAGCTCTCCGAGGCGAAGCCGAACCCCTGCGCCGTTTCGGTGTTCTGCTCGACGACGCCACACTCAAAGCCGAAGCAATGCGCCTCGGCATTTACAAAGGATCAGGCGCCCTTACCGCCCAACAAAAAATCCTCGCAGCACAAGCGGCCATTTACAAACAAACCGGCGACGCACAAGGCGACTTTGCCCGCACAGCCGACGGCCTCGCCAACAAACAACGCATCCTGTCCGCCCTCATCGACAACTACCAAGCACAACTCGGTCAAAAACTGTTGCCAAAAGTCAATGAACTTGTCGACCTTACCCTGCAAGCCCAAAACGCATTTGGAAATCTGCCTGATCCAGTCAAAAAATCAGCTGGAGCATTTAGCGATCTACTCAACAAAATCACAAAGCTGATCAACCCGCTGGCATCCACCCTTGACATCATCAAACGAGTATTCGGCTACTTCCAAGATGAAGAAACCTTTGGCGCATACAACAAAAACCTTGGCATTGCCGCAACACAGCAAATGCGTGTCGCCGATACCGCAGGCTTAGAACGACGCGCCCTGCAACTCAGCAACGAAGAAAAAAATAAAGGCACCAAAGCCACAAAAGAACTCACCGAAGCCCAAAAGAAACTGCAAGAACGAATTGCCCAGGCCCGAACCGAAATCGGCAACCGCCTAGCAGACGCCCTATCAAGAGCCGAAAGCAAACTGGACAGCGCAAAAAACGCTTACGACAATTTCAGAGAAAGCATCAGCAGCTCGATCACCGGCACTCTCTCATTCGGCGACGCCCTACAAGAAGCCGTTGATGCCAAAGGCAGCTTCATCGGCGGGCTCACCGTCATGGCGGAGCGATCCAAACTATTTGGCGAACGAGTCTCAACCCTGCTCCAAATGGGCCTATCCCAAAGCGCCCTGCGACAAGTCATTGACGCAGGCGTCGAAGCAGGCACATTTATCGCCGACGAACTCATCAACGGCGGCGCTGACGCAATCAAAAAAACCAACGACCTCGTTCAAGCGCTACAAGACGTCGCCGACGCACTCGGCAGAAACGCCGCAGACGAATTTTACTTAGCAGGCGTCACCCAAGGCGAAGCCATGGTCGCAGGCATCAAATCCGTCCTCGACGAGTACACCGCCAAACTTGACCAACCCAACTTGACATTGCCCGAAATCAAAGCGATCGGCGCAGCTGCCGACGCTGCCATTACCGGCACCGGGGCACCAGTCACCGCACCCACAGCACCGACCTTTGATGTTGCAGAATTCCAGCGCAACCGTCTCGGCGACCAATACAACGTTGCGGTCTACGGTGGCATTTCAACCAGCGCCGAAATCGGGCAGGCAGTCGTAGACAGCATCCGCGCCTACAACAGATCAGCCGGGCCAGCCCGCATTGAGGTCAGCGGGTACGTCTGATGCCCGGCACCGCAATCGTCCAATCCGGCAATTACACGCTGGAAATTGACGCAGGTTTTATCGTCAACGGCTTCACCCTAGACGACCCCACATCAGGAGTACTTAATAACACCACATTTTTACTGGACGGCAGCAGCCAGTTTGCTGACGTCACCAACGGCACACTCAACATCTCGGTGCGCCGCGGTCGACGCGATCAAGGCGACATCCTCTCAGCAGGCACTATGAGCTTCACCCTCAACGACACCCTCGCTGGTGGCGTATTCAACCCATTTGACACATCAAGCCCCTACTACGATGCCAACCAAAACGTGCCTGGTCTTGCCCCAATGCGCCGCGTACGCCTCGGTCGATACGACGCCAGCAACACGCTCGAATACCTGTTTGTCGGCTATGTCGTCAACTATGACTACCAGTTCACGCTTGGCGGCCTCAACACGGTCGTTGTCTACTGCGCCGACCAGTTCTACCTACTGTCACAGACTTATTTGGATGAACTTAGCGTCACAGCCGAAACATCAGGCGAACGAATTGAAACTATCCTTGACCTACCCGAAGTCGACTTCCCAACAGGCCCAACCGCCCGCAACATCTCCACCGGCACGGTCAACCTTGGCCACAGTTCGCACTACACCATCCCACAAAGCACAAACGTCTTGTCATATCTCTCGCAAATAAACGACAGCGCCGAATTTGGCCGTTTGTTCATGTCTCGCGACGGCATACTTACATTTGAGGATCGCATCGGCCAAACTTTGTCGGCTTCCGTAGCAGACTTTCACGACGACGGCACACAAATCCCATACGACCGGGTAGGCATCACATTTGAGGCCGATCAGGTCGTGAACCGCACCTACATTGAAGGTCTAAACGGCAATAACGCCACAGACAGCGACGCAACCTCAATTGCTACCTATTTCATCCAAACCGACAGCATCATCAACAGCCTGCTGCATGAACAAGCACAAATCGACGCAGCTGCCGCCTACCTGCTTGAGCCTCAACCTGAAGCCCGATACACCGACGTCAGCACGAAATTTAACATGCTAACCACCGCCCAACGCGACGCGGTCGCCATCGTCGATATCGGCGATACCATCACTATCGAAAAAACATTTCCAGCAGGGACAGGCACCACTAGCCTGGCCCAAGAATTATCGGTCGAAGGCGTAGAACATTTGATCGACTTCCAAACAGGGCACCGCATTACGTTTTACACAGCCCCAACCACCATCGTCTACCAGCTCATATTGGACGACCCGACATATGGCGTACTAGACGCCCTGAATGTTTTAGGATAAGGAGAACCTATGGCACTCACCACATTCGTAGCCGGGCAGGTTTTGACCGCAGCCCAACTCAACGACAGTTATGCCGCCGTCGACTGGAATGAAAACGTCATTATCAACGGCGCAATGCAAGTCGCGCAACGAGGAACATCCACAGCCAGCATTACGGCTTCTGGTTATTACACGGCAGATAGGTTTCGTCTCGGTTTGGCAAGTCTTGGAACATGGACTGAATCAGTTGAGACTGATGCTCCGACTGGTTCGGGTTTTCGTAAGTCATTGAAGATGCTTTGCACAACTGCTTCTGCTTCTCCAGCAAGTGGTGGTCAGTTGAGGGTGCAGCAAAGTTTTGAGGGGCAGAATGTTCAACAGTTCGCTAAAGGTACAGCATCAGCCAAACAGTTCAGTTTGTCGTTTTGGGTGAAATCTAATGTAACTGGCACGTTCATTTGTACGCTGTTGGATAACGACAACACTCGTGCCGTGTCTGCGTCTTACACCATTTCTGCGTCAGCGACTTGGGAAAAAAAGACAATTACTTTTCCTGCTGATACGACAGGAGCATTTGATAATGATAATGCTTCATCGTTGCAGGCTAATTGGTGGCTCGGTGCTGGAACAGATTTCACGAGTGGAACTCTCGCAACAACATGGGAATCAACCTCAAATCCCAATCTTGCTGTCGGTCAAACCAATGTGGCTTCTGCCACGAACAATTATTGGCAGATAACGGGTGTGCAGCTACAGCCCGAACGAGCAAGCCAATTTTTATTTCAGGATTACGGAACCGTGTTAGCGCAATGTCAGCGTTATTACTGGGCAATAAGCGGCGTGAATAAAAATGTTGCTAATGCTTTTTATTTTGGCGCAACAGCGGTTCGTGGTGTTTTAAACAATCCGGTACCAATGAGAACAGGCCCAACGTTAACCGCTTCAAGCGGAACTAATTATTTTGATTTCCAAACAGGAAGCGGCGACGACCTATTTAACACAATCAACGCTATTTACAACGCAAACGAATACAACGTATATTTAGGCGTGACCTCAGGCGTATCGGGAACTAGCGGTGTCGCGGGCGCAATTTTGACGAACGATGCGTCGGCAAAAATCGAATTAAACGCGGAGTTGTAATGTATTCACTAATTACAGACAAACAATCGGTCACAATTCGACGAGAAAATGCCGACGGCACAATTTCGTTAATACCGTCATTAGACGACAACACCGATTACCAAGCCTATTTGGCATGGCTAGCCGAAGGTAACCAACCGGAACCATGGAACGGATAAGCCCGTGGCTACTGAAATTGTGGTGGTTGTTATCGGTGGCTGTTTCTCTTTACTCGTTGCGCTCATTCATCGGGGTCAAAAAGAAAACCGTCAAGATCACGGACGGGTACACGAAGCGCTGGGCCGAATAGAACAAAAAATCGACCACCACACGGA